GTTTCCCAGTCACGATCTGGCCTGGAGACGGAAAGCTGCGGTATTGCCGTTCAGGTCTGCCAGGGCCTTATCGACCTCAGCATACGCTTCCAGCATACCAGTGTTATCCGTGACCTGCACGTTCTCGGCTTTGTTCGGCTGGACACCGCCATACAACTTACGCCACGTCGGCGCAGGAATACCTGCACGCAGGGTCGTACGATGACCAGTCGCGAGATTGCCCTCAATCCATGACATATCAGCCAGGATTTCGTTAGTCTCGTTCAAGATTTCTACAACGGTAGCAATCTTGTTATCCGGGTCCGTGACCTTAGCAAGGTCGAGCAGAGTCGGATTTTTGACACTCAAAGCTGCCATGACTTATGCTCCTTAATTTTGATCAGGAAACAGGACTTTCGCAGGATCGGGCTGCGTACCTGCTGCCCCACCAACTGCAAAGTTGTCCTCGCTCATTGCTTTACCAACATTGTAAAGCAGCCTAATAAACGCAGGATGGTTGCCAATCCCATAGCTGTCAGCAAGTTCAGATAGCTCATTGTCACCGAAATGGTTCAGAGCCCGTTTAGCAGTGGCTACGTTCTCTTTGAACTTAGCACCACCGAACTCTGGATCAGTCTCGGCTGCCTTACGCCATTCTGCTTGCGTGTCAGCCCAAAAGTCGGCCTGAGCTTGGGCTGTTTCTTTGACAGCCTCCGAGTAGAGATCAACAAGTTTCTGAGCGCCTTCTTGGTCCAGCTCTAGAGATTTGGCAACCTCGCCGAACTTCTCTGCTCGTTCCTTGTCAAACTCCATCCCTTCCGGGATTTTAAACTCTTCATACTCTTCAGGAGCACCGTCAGACTTTTCATCGTCAGCTTTGCTGTCCGCTTCCTTAGTCTCTTCGGTACCTTGGCCTTCCTCCTCTCCGGAGGCTTTACCCTCTTCAGTGACCTCTTCTGTGGTCTCTTCAGTGGGCGTGGTCGTTTCTTCTTCCTTGGTCTCTACCACTTCCTCAGTGGCTTCACCAATAATCGTCGTCTCTTCAGTTACGACGGTTGCATCACCATCAGGCATTGTTTTCCTCTAATTCTGCTTGCCTATGTACTGCTTCGCTGGTCATCATCTCAAACATCTTAGTTCCATGAGATGGCCCTAGCTCTTCAAACATGAGGCGGATTTCAAGTCCGACTTTACGCTTACCTTCGTTGAAGAACGTATCTTCAGGGTTTCCGGTATAGCTTTGTTTAAATACACCACAGAGCTCCAGAATTCTCCAGATGACTGCTCTGCCTTCTCGGGTGTCAAGTACGTGTCGGAATTCCTCGATGCTCTGTTCGTGATCGAGCTCGAATTTCCGCTTCTTTTTCCTAACAACCTGAGGGTCGCTAGTGTCGTAACTCATTAGTTGTTGTTACCTTGTATTGTGTCTGCTACTTGCGAGACAATGTTGTTCTCATCCAGATTGACACTACCAGCGTCCTTCACAGCCCCAGCAGCCATCTCAGCTGCTTGTAGGGCTTGCTGTTGTGCCAGCTGTTGCTGACGTTGTTCCCGAATACCAGCGACAGTGTCGTCATCATTGACCACAGTCGGAATAGCACCAGTGAGCTGGGCATATTCGTCAATGGCCTGATCGACGTTAAACTTATCTGGAGCATCCGGCCAAATCTCAGCAAGGCTAGATACAAACGCTGCTGTACGTTCAATCCCACCAGTGGCCACAGCACGCTGCGCCTGAGCCAGAGCTGACACATATCTGATCTTCAGCTCTTGTCCCTCCAACTCAGGGGGAGACTCAGGGAGAATGTTGGCTCTGGCTGCTTGATTGAATGTACGATCAATCACTTGGCTCAGGAACTCATTCTGTAGACGCTCTAGGACAGGCCCAAGCTGCAACAGGCGTTCCTGGTTACGCTGGCTAAGCTCCAACTCATTACGAGGCTGGATGCCCTCCATGTTACTAATAGCTAGGAACAAGTCTACGAAGAAGGCCGTATCAATACGGTTCTCCACAGCAGCCATATCCTCACGGAGCTCAGTTAGCCGAGGATCAACTTGATAGATTGGTTCAAGTCCACGTTGATCGCCTCCGTCGTATATCGTGAGCCCACCCGCAAGCGATTGTACTGGGACGTTTCTAACACTAGCCGGTCCATGGAGAGGCGGCGATACCATCTTATCAATCGCCTGAGCTTTCCGTCGTTCTTCAATTTGCAGTCCCTTAATGTCCCCCAGGGCTGTCATGCCAGGGCAGTCAGTACCATAGATGTCCTCAGCTGTGACAGACCACCTCGGGCAGAACACTGGGAATTCATCGAAGCCACCTTTGCTGAGGAACTTGCTCTTGGTAGCGTCTCCGTCTTCCCCAGGCTCCCAATATCGGGACCTGAACTGCTTGAATTCTTTGTCCAGCTTAGTGGGATCAAAGTTGGGGTTGGGCTCAATCAACTGATTGACAGGTACCCAGTTGTGGTAGTTGCCCTTATCCCATTGGTCTTTCACATGGGCACTGACATTCTCCAGACCAAACTGCTCAACCATCTGGGAGATAGTCAGTTCAATCTCTCTAGCAAACCTATTGACCCTGAACTTGTCGTCTTGGCCAATGAAGTAGGAGCCAACTGTGTGAGTGTAGAATCTAGCTACGTCCTCAAAATCATCTACCTGGGACATAGCCCCGGTACCAAACAAGATCAACTCCCCGAACATAACAGGGGTCATGTTGTAGAAGTTGGACGAATTGAAGATGGACTGAAGCAACAGCTGCACCTGATGCAGATACACTTTCACCCCAGCGCTTTCCATAAGGCCGGGGTCTTCCGTCTCAATCGTGAACCACGGTCGGGAAGGACTGGCGACACCAGAGAACAACCCAGCCTGAGCTGTACGGTGTGCCTGGGTCGCCTTTGAATTGATAATACTGGAATGTCTGCGATCACCTTTGTTACGATCAGAGACAAACCAGCGACCCCTACGGGGCTGGACGAATTCAGCCAAGTCTCGATAGTGGGCAATGAAGCTTTGGCGTTCTTGCTTCATAGCAGCTATCTGCTTGTTGAAGAAGTCCTTCGAATTGATATCAGTAGGATCAGCCATACTATTCTCCTAGCAATGACTTCGTCCCAGCTTCAGAAGGCTTCCTGATGAGCGGAGACCTAGTTCGTTGCTGAGGAGTTCTGGCAATTGCTGCCTGCTGTTGTTTACGTTCTTTAGTTTCACCAATCTTGGCCAAGTTAGTTTGGAGCCCTGTACTCCTTTGGATCAACCTCTCCGGGGAAATAATATCCCCGAATGGGCCACCAATCTTATCAGCCAAGGCCCGCTGGGGGTTGAGAAGAGTGCTAAGGCTTCCGCACATTATTCACCTAACAGAGATTTAGTTGCTGTCGAAGCCCTCCGAGTTACACCTAGCGGGCTACTGAGAATTGTACCCTGACGCCCCTCAGCCAACGCAGCTTGACTACGTGTACGCCTACGAGCTTCCCTAACCTCAGGATCAACCGGAGTGGGTGGGGGAGCGGGCTCTGGCGGAAGAGGGGGTGGTGTCGGAGTCGAAGGGCTGCTTCCTATGCACATATTATTTTTCCTTATCCTTAGGGCCTCTGGACTTCTTGTGCCGTACACCCTTCTTACGAAACCGTCTACGTGGTTTTGTCCGCTTAACGTATTCAGCCATTACCACTTAGCCTCTAGGGGATTGTAGTCCCAATCAACACGAGGTTGGAACCCGAGCTTATCCATAACACTGTCTGGGCTAATCTCTGAATGATAGGTGAGAGCCAACGCATCAGCTATATCAGGACTCTGAACACCACGGTCCATCATGATCTGCTTGCTCTCCAGCTGAATCTTTCCTGTATCTGTCACGTTATATTCTCGTTGAGTGAGCTGTGCCTTGAGGTCCTGGTCCAGAGGAATAGCCGTCTTGTCCAGAGCTGCCCTCATCTTGCCCCACATCTCATCGCCTTTACGGCGATACTTGGGGTCCACAGCCTTGCTGCCGAAATTGACGTCGATGATGGGATAGCCCAGGCGTGTAAGAATATCCACGGGGCCTGCTCCCAGGCCACCACCATCAATGAAGATACCATTCGGCTTGCGACCCAGAGCCGCGAATTCCTGTATGGTTTCGATAACCTTCTCCGCCACTCCAGGTCCGTCTAATCCATTGAACCTCTTGAAGGGGAAAGAACGAGCATCGTTGCCAATCCTAGGAAAGATAATGGTATCGTTATCACCAAATCTAGCCACGTCCACTCCAATAACCAAGGGATCAGCCTCTGAGTGGATGGCTGGCCTGACCATGGCGTCTTCCACCAGATCAGTGCCAATGAACTGAACAGAGCCAGCAGAAGGAAACACCCCCCTAACCTTAACCTTGAACAAGTCTGAGTCTTCCCCCCAGTCTTGCCTCCAGTCCTCCATCAGTCGTTTATTCGTGATTTCTACGTCACGACTGTCTATTTGTCTGACGTTGTATCTGTGTCGGTACATTCCGATACAGTTTTCGTAGAAGTACCCTGATTTCCGGGTTGGGTTTCCGAAGTCGAAAGACATCGGTTCACCGTCCGTGGCACCACCAAACCTCGATTCCCAAATGGCATTATCAATGCCGGACGCCTCATCAAAGATATAGAAGGGCGTACTGTTTGCTGCGTGGAGTCCTTGGAATGCTTCACTGTTCTCTGCCCTCGCTGTCATTGCGTCACAACGCCATTTCTGGCTTATCGCCTTGTCTCCCCTACGATACAATGACATGCTACCGCGACTGTTGCTATACACCCAGAGATGGCTAGTGAGGGCGATGTGATGCCACTTTGCAAGTTCAGCCCATGTCTTAGTTCGTAGCTGATCCCCAGTATTAGCTGTAACCACGCCCATGCTAAAAGGACGAGTGTCAAGGATGAACAGTATAAGCCATGCGACGAGGGTTGATTTACCAATACCGTGACCGCTGCTAGTAGAAAAACGTATAGGATCAACAGCGTGCCGACCATTAAAGTTCCTCTTCCTAATCTCTTTCCCTAGATCATCCAAAAACTCACATGCCCAAGCATCAGGGCCATATTCGTATTCAGGATAGCGGGTAGCCCAAGGCTCCTTCAGCTTAACCATCTGAATCGCTGGGTCAGACTTCCAGGGGAAGTTGAACATCACGTATCCCAAAGGATCGTAGAAGAACTCCCCCATCTTCTGAGCCAGAAGCTTCTCAACGTTAGCTTGTTCAGCCATTAGTGAACAGTTTCCTCATCAGTCTCCACAGCCGGACGACTATTCCGAATCTCCTCAATGATCTCTTCGTCTCTGGTGACATTGATATTGACGTTATTGTCAAAGGCAGCTACATCAGCCAGCTTACCAATCGTCTCCAAAATCTTTGTGATCTGTGCATAGTTCTTGGTGAATACAGGATTCCCATCATCATCTCTGATAGGCTTCCCTGTTTTACTGGACCGCTTAGGTTCAACCTGTTGATTGAGCTCCTGATATTGATCAACCAGCTGAGCCAACACCCAGTCCTTGTCAATACCAAGTCGCTTATTCCTCTCCTTACTTAATTCCAGCAAGAACTCCTTAACTCTCTCCCGTCTCAGAATCTTCCACCCATCAGCAGGGGACTTATAGCCAGCATCCTCAGCAGCCTTACAAGCAATCCTATGCTTAATGTATTCATGGCAGAAGGCTTCTTCTAAAACAGTAAGACCACTAACCTTAGCCATGAAGACCTCCTTGTCTATATATATAGAGATATATACTCTACAACTTATTATGTTGGATCATTTATCATAATAAAATGATCCACATAATCATATATTATGGAATATATCGGCTCCTTATATAGAAGCCTCTATATATATAGACCAAAAAAAGAGCCAAAAACGGACAAAAAAAGTAATGATTTTAAAAACTTTTTTTAAGAATGGCGGATTTCTGCGGTTTTTTATTTTTACCATGAGTTAGATAAGCTTAACGAACGGAGTGAGTTTAGCGGTTCTTGCCTCCCCTAAATAATTATCGTTGTCTAGTATAGAGGAAGAGAAGAGGAGAAGGAGGAATAATTTGAATCTTTAAAATACGGAGTAGCATTTTTCAGGGTGGGG